CACGTGCTGCCGTTTTCGTCCTGATCCGTAATGCGCCTGAAAGCATCCATAACGAGACGCCAAAGCTGATCAGCTACATCGCGCAGAACGGCAAAGAAGTAGCGTTTATCCCGGATACAGGCAAACCAGACAGCGAGGAGCGCTGGCAGGCTGTTGAATCGCTGCTGATAACCTCTGCTGCTGCGCCAGCATTAGAGAATACCAGCGCCGGTGAAGCAACACAGCCCGAAGTTAAGAGCCTGGGCGGCGGCATGTTCTCCATCGATGGCCTGCTTGGTGAAAATGCAAACTCGGTCATCAAAACCCCCTCAAATGAAGTCGCAAAACAGGAAGCGGAGAGCGTCGTACATGTGCAGATGGAAGAGACTGACCCGAGCAAAGTCGAAGCTGGTGATACGGTACCAGCGGTCGAAGGCGCTGATGCAGTTGCTGCGCAAGCAGGCAGCGTAAGCCCGGCGGATATCCTCGCCGCCGCGGCCCCCGCTTTGGCAAGCAATGTTGCCGCCGATCTGAGCCAGAATATCGAACCTCTGAACCAGAATGAGCAGGAATTACCTCAAACCGAACCAGGAACGCCAGAAATCGAACCAGAAGCGGATATTCCCGAGCCAGAGGCCGCCGGGAAGGAATGGCCAGCGTATTTCGAGCCGGGCCGTTATGAGTGTGTGCCGAACGAGGTGTATCACGCGGCGAACGGCATCAGCAGCACGATGGTTAAAGACGCCAGGGTTAGCCTGATGTACTTCAACGCCCGCCACGTCGAGAAGAACATCCAGAAAGAGCGGTCGAAGGTGCTGGATATGGGCAACCTGGTGCATGCGCTGGCGCTGCAGCCGGAGACACTGGCCGCCGAGTTCAGCATTGAGCCGGAGATCCCGGAAGGTGCGCTCACAACCACGGCGACGATCCGCGCATGCATCGACGAGTACAACGCCAGCCTGCCGCCGCAACTGAACGCTGATGATATCAAAGCGCTGCTGGATGCGCATAACGCTACCCTGCCCGCGCCGCTGCCGCTTGGCGCAGCAGTAGACGAAACCGCAGAGAGCTATATGGCGCTACCGGAGGATTTCCAGCGCATCGAGGCCGACAAGAAACAGACTGGCACGGCGATGAAGGCCTGCATCAAAGAGTACAACAACACGTTGCCCGCTCCTGCGAAGACCACCGGCAGCCGTGACACGCTTCTCGAGCAGCTGGCGATCATCAATCCTGACCTGGTTGCGCAGGAAGCACAGAAGCCCACGCTGCTGAAAGTGTCCGGTACCAAAGCCGACATGATCCAGGCGCTCAAGGCAGTCCGCCCGGATGCCGTATTCGCCGACGAGCTGCTGGACGCCTGGCGCGACAACCCGGAAGGAAAGGTACTGGTGAACCGCCAGCAGCTGGCGACCGCACGCGCCATTCAGTCTGCATTACTGGCGCACCCGACCTCCGGCATGCTGCTGACATATCCGAGCCGCGCCGTAGAGACCAGCTATTTCGGCATTGACGAAGAGACAGGTTTAGAAATCCGCGTGCGCCCGGACCTCGAGCTCGAACTGGACGGCGTCCGCATCGGTGCCGACCTCAAGACTATAAGCATGTGGGATGTGAAAGCAGATGCGCTTAAAGCCCGCCTGCGTCGTGAAATCCGGATGCGTGACTATCACCTGAGCGCGGCCATGTACTGCGAAACCGCGGCGCTGGATCAGTTCTTCTGGATTTTCGTTAACAAAGACGAGAACTACCACTGGATCGCCATTATCGAGGCATCTGCAGAGCTGCTGGAACTGGGCATGCTGGAATATCGCAAAACCATGCGTGCTATCGCTACCGGGTTCGACACAGGAGAGTGGCCTGCGCCGATCACCGAAGACTATACCGATGAACTTGACGACTTCGACCTGCGCCGCCTTGAAGCGCTGCGCCTGGCTTAATGGAGAGAATGACTATGCAAAACACCAATATTGTCGCCGCTGAGCAGACTCCTAACACCATTTCTGCCAGCAACGCAGTATTCAACGTGCAGGCGCTCGGCCAGCTGACCGCCTTTGCCGAACTGATGGCGAAGTCTGCTGTAACTGTACCAAGGCACCTGGCGGGGAAACCTGCCGACTGCATGGCGATCGTCATGCAGGCTATGCAGTGGGGTATGAACCCTTACGCCGTCGCGCAGAAAACACATTTGGTCAACGGCGTGCTGGGTTACGAAGCACAGCTGGTAAACGCGGTTATCTCCAGCTCCAGCGCCATCGTGGGTCGCTTCCATTACAAATACGGTGGCGACTGGGAAAAGATCGCCGGCAAGAAAGATGGTCGGGATGAATCTGGCCTGTTTATCCGGGTCGGTGCGGTCCTGCGCGGCGAAACCGATATCACCTGGGGCGAGAACATCTACCTGGCTGACATCACCACCCGGAACTCACCGCTGTGGAAAACTGCACCCAAGCAGCAGATCGCTTACCTCGCAGTGAAGTACTGGGCACGCCTGTACTGCCCTGAGGTCATCCTCGGTGTCTACAGCCCGGATGAAGTGGAGCAGCGCGCAGAGAAGGAGATCAACCCGTCATCCGTCCAGCGCGTGAGCCTGGCTGATATCAAAGGTGACGGCGTAACAACCACACACAGCGCGCAGGAATCGGCAACCAATATTGATGCTCTGGCTGATGATTTCCGGGATCGAATTGAGTCCGCTGAAACGCTCGATCAAGCCACCAGCGTCGGCAACGAAATTAACGCCTCAAAAAACGCACTCGGAACTGCGCTGTTTACTGAGTTAAAGAACAAGGCTACGCGCCGTTATCACCTGGTGAAGCACCGTAATGCGGTTGACGCGGCGATTAACTCCCTGCCCCAGCCTGGCGAACAGGATGCTGTTGAGCGCTTCACGGAGACTGAGCGCCTGCTGGTGTCGGCTAAGCGCCACCTGAGCGACGAGCTGTATGACCAGTTCGCCATTACCTTGGGCGATATGAAGCCGGAATACGTGAGCTAAGGGAGGCGGGAGGGGCAACTCTCCCGGTAACGTGATGAGCGATAAACAAACCCGCTGGTGCACCAGCGAGCTGAAGCTGCTGCTGGCGCACAATAACCAGCAAATCGCAGAGCTGACCGGCCGCCCGCTGGTTGAGGTAGAGGATCGCCGGCTGCTGGCGAATATCGAACGGAACTGCTGGGACGTGTTTGATCCGGAGCGTGCTGAATGAGGCTAATCAACCGTAGTAAGAAAGAATTGCCAATGGCGCGCCGGGCTTGCGATGCCGCGCTGGCGCGTCATGTAGAACGGTTCGGCGATTATGCCAGCCGGGCATCCAGTAGCGAATACACGGTGCTGGTCGACGGAATGAAGGTGAAGGTGGAAGTCCAAAACCGCAGCGCCAGCTACGTGGCCACGGCGATCACCGGCGCGCGACGGTTGCGCCACCTGGCCGGTCGGATGTCTTGATATCGAAATATCATCAACGCGCGATCAGCACAGTTATACTCGTGCTGATCGCCAGGTACTTCATATGGCACAAGTAATTTTCAATGAAGAGTGGGTTGTTGAGGAAAGGCTCACTGCCAGAACGGGCCTCGATAACCGTCAGATCGAAAAATATCGTCAAGGGTGTTGGATTGAAGGCGTGCACTTTAAACGCGTCTCACCATCAGGGGAAAAAACATTGCGCGGCATTACCTGGTACAACTACCCCAAGATCAACCAAATGATTCAGGATGCATAGGATGTCTGATTTGCCCAAGGGCGTGGAGATAAGAGGTCAAAGCATCCGGATCTGGTTCATGTATAAAGGTAAGCGTTGTCGCGAAGTACTCAAGGGGTGGCTTATCACCCCTGCAAACATCAAAAAAGCGGGTCAGCTGCGCATGCTGATCGTTAGCGAGATCAACCTCGGTCAGTTCAATTACCGCTCGCGTTTTCCTGACTCGAAGCAGGCGCAGACCGTTCAAAATACGCTCATCATTAACACGTTCGGCGAGCTCGCTGATACCTGGCTAAAAAATCGTGAAATTGAGCTCTGCGCAAACACCCTGCGCAAAACTGGCTCGCAGATATCAACGCTTAAATCAGTCATAGGGAAGAGCACAGTCATCAGGGAGATTAGCTATAACGATGTGCTTCGCTACCGGAGCGAGCTACTGCATGGCTCAACCCTGTATCCTCTAGACAGGCGATCAAATAAAATCGGGCGAACTGTGCGTACGGTCGATAATTACATCTCTTTGCTTTGCTCTCTACTGCGCTTTGCCTATAAATCTGGATTCACTGAGAGCAAGGCATTTGAAGGCGTCAAGAAGCTACAGAAGAGCAACCCCAAACCGGATCCTCTGATGCGAGAGGAGTTTGCCAGGCTAATGTCAGCTCTGAGCGGCCAGAGCCATAATATGTGGAAGTTCGCTGTGTATTCCGGACTCAGACATGGTGAGCTCGCCGCTCTGGCCTGGGAAGATGTCGATCTTAAGGCGGGTACGGTAAGCGTCTCCAGGAACCTGAACACTCTGGGAATGTTTGGGCCACCTAAGACGCAGGCAGGCATCCGGACACTGCAGCTACTAACGCCAGCGCTGGATGCTCTAAAAGAGCAAAAGAAGCTGACAGCCGGTTTTCCTGAAACAGAGATCGTTTTCTATCATCGTGAATACGGCCTGACGGAGAAACAGCAACTTCATTTCGTTTTTATGCCCCGGCCAGCAAAGGGAAAGCAGAAGCCGTATTATTCATTGTCCAGTATCGGGTCAAGATGGAACGCCAGTGTAAAACGTGCTGGCATTCGTCGCCGTAATCCGTACCATACACGCCACACATTTGCATGTTGGCTTTTGTCCGCAGGCGCAAACCCGTCTTTTATAGCCAATCAGATGGGGCACGAAAACGCGCAGATGGTTTACGAAATATACGCGTCCTGGATTGAAGATCTGAACACTGAGCAGGTGGCCATGCTTAACGATAAGCTCGCGTTTTAATTCGTTTTGTCCCGTCTATGCCCCATTGAAGATTTGAGTGATTAATAAATGTCGCAAAATCAAGAAGTTAACAAGAAAGAGCAGTACAACTTAAACAAATTGCAGAAACGCCTGCGTCGTAATGTGGGCGAAGCCATTGCTGACTTCAATATGATTGAGGAGGGCGATCGCATTATGGTGTGCCTCTCCGGCGGTAAGGACAGCTACACCATGCTGGAGATCCTGCGTAACCTGCAGCAGAGCGCGCCGGTTAACTTCTCGCTGGTAGCGGTAAACCTTGACCAGAAGCAGCCGGGCTTTCCAGAGCATATTCTGCCTGCCTATCTCGAGCAGTTAGGCGTTGAGTATAAGATTGTCGAAGAGAATACCTACGGCATTGTGAAAGAGAAGATCCCCGAGGGGAAAACCACCTGCTCACTCTGCTCACGCCTGCGTCGCGGCATTCTCTATCGCACCGCAACGGAGCTGGGCGCGACCAAGATCGCCCTTGGCCACCATCGCGACGACATCTTGCAGACGCTGTTCCTGAATATGTTCTACGGCGGAAAAATGAAAGGCATGCCGCCGAAGCTGATGAGCGATGACGGCAAGCATATTGTCATCCGTCCCCTCGCCTACTGCCGGGAGAAAGACATCGAGCGTTTTGCCCAGGCTAAAGGCTACCCGATCATCCCTTGCAACCTGTGCGGCTCCCAGCCAAACCTTCAGCGCCAGGTGATTGCCGACATGCTCCGCGACTGGGACAAGCGCTACCCGGGCCGCATCGAAACCATGTTCAGCGCCATGCAGAACGTGGTGCCGTCGCACCTGAACGATATCTCGCTGTTTGATTTTAAAGGCATTACCCACGGTTCGGAAGTGGTAGACGGCGGCGATCTGGCGTTCGATCGTGAACCTATGCCGTTGCAGCCCGCGGGCTGGCAGCCGGAAGAGGACGAGACGCCGCTGGATGCCCTGCGCCTCAACGTAGTGGAAGTGAAATAACGCGCTGGCTCTCCGGTGGACAAACGCCGGAGAGCCCTATTCCTGCCCTTCTCTGCCCTACTTCAGCAGCATTACCCGGCAGCTCTTGCCTTTGATCTTACCGCTCTGTAACTGCTTCCACGCCTGGCGAGCAACGCTCTGCCGCACCGCAACGTAGACATGCGCCGGATGCACGGTGATCTTGCCGATATCCGCCCCGTTTAATCCCATATCACCGGTCATCGCACCCAGCACGTCACCCGGACGCATCTTGGCTTTTTTACCGCCGTCGATGACCAGCGTGGCCATCTCCGCTTCCAACGGCACGATCTTGACGTTGGCGGGCGCGTTCAGCCAGTTCAGCTTGATCTGGAGCATCTCAGCAAGGATGTTGGCGCGCTGCGCCTCTTCCGGGGCACAGAAGCTGATAGCCAGGCCGCTGTTACCAGCACGGGCGGTACGTCCAATGCGGTGCACGTGCACTTCCGGATCCCATGCCAGCTCGTAGTTCACTACCAGCTCAAGGGATTTAATGTCCAGACCACGGGCGGCGACGTCGGTTGCGACCAGCACGCGGGCGCTACCGTTAGCAAAGCGTACCAGGGTCCGGTCGCGATCGCGCTGCTCAAGATCGCCATGCAGGGCCAGCGCCTCCTGGCCTGCGTCGTTCAGCGCATCACAGACTTCCTGACAGTCCTTTTTGGTATTGCAGAAGACCACGCAGGAGGCAGGCAGGTGCTGGCTGAGCAGCTTCTGCAGCAGGCCGATTTTGCCCTGGCGCGAAACTTCAAAGAACTGCTGCTCGACGGCAGGCAGCGCATCCACGGTGTCGATCTCGATAGTCTGCGGCGAACGCTGAACGCGGCCGCTGATCGCCGCGATGGCTTCAGGCCAGGTAGCGGAGAAGAGCAGCGTCTGGCGTGATGCAGGCGCGAAGCGGATCACCTCGTCAATGGCGTCGCTGAAGCCCATATCCAG